GTACGATTTTAATGGTTTCCCATCTGGACATAGCGCACTCCCCCGGCCTATAAAGGTCGGGTTCGGTACGCACGCCAATGCGCTACCAAGCGATTTTGACCCCGCCAAGGGTCTCACGCTATCAGCAACAGCACGGCGCCAACCGTCTGTCTGCCTATCTCGGTCCGGGTTTCTACGCCCACGGACAACCTAGCTAAAACAGCGTAAAGTTCAAGTTAATTCCCCCCACCGGGGTAAGCGCTTCTACGCCTGTGTCATTTTAGCAATCGCAAAAATATCTCATCCTTGACTGCCGTCACGCACTCGCCCATTGTCCCCAACCAAACTGGGGGTGAATCATGGGTACGTTTCTACGGGTCATCGGGCTTGCTGCAGCTGCGCTTACTTTAGCGTGGGCGCTGGTTTCTTTGACAACCGTCGGCGCAAACTATGTCATTAGCCTCTTGCCTTGGATTGTGCCAGGCATTGTGAGCTCGATTGTTCTCGCCGGATTTGGAACGATTGTAACTGAGGTGCAGGACGTTCGCCGCGCCGCAGACAGGCAGACCGATTTACTCATTCAAATCAAAGATAAGCTCAGCAAGTAGGGCCAACTTTTCGGTGAATATGCTTCATCGCTGAATCGACTCTCGATTGCAAATCTGATCCCTTTTGATCTCAACAGAAGGGAGTTTGGAATGATTGTGATTAAGCGCTTAGAGGGTAGCGGCACGTTTATTGCCAAAGGAAAAGAGTTCGCAAGCGACTATCGGGTTGTGGTATCCAGAACCGCAGACCGGATCACGAATGAAGGTGTAGCAACCGGCCTTGAACTCCCGGACATTATGGAAATACAGACGGCAAGCTCAGTAACTTTGCGCATGCAAGATGGCCAAGAAGTTGATGTTGCATTCCTAGGTGGCAGGCTGGACGGACCACAACGGTTCATGGTCAACACCCGGATAGCGGGCTTCTGATTTCACGCGCCTGCCAAACGAAACCGGCAGGCGCGTGTGTTTTTGACCTGCCAGATTAAGCGGCATCCTCAAACACGCCAATTAGCCTTGAGGTCATACCGTCACGCGTTAGGTGCGCAAGCTGGGCAAATGCGCCAATGGCACCTGTCACGCTTTTCCCTTCATGCGATTCCACATTGGCTCTGCGCTGCATCTCCAGAATTCGCATGCCGTCTCGCGCCGCATGCTCTGGATCAAACGACGCGCCGACAGCGGCCGGCGGGTAGGGGCGAATATACTTCGTCACCGGCCGCAGAGTGAATGCCGGTTTGCCGTTCGAGATGCTGCTGTCAGTGCTAACCGCGTATGCCTCATAGCGCTGGCGTTCATCTGACCACCCGCCAATCACGACTTCGCAAGGGCCAAACAAATGAGCTTGGCCAGCCTTACGCATGTCATCCGCACCTCGCTTAAGAAGGTCAGGGAAACCTACTGCAAACTCGTCGAAGTTTTTGGCCGGGCTGTCACCGATCATAGGTCCGTGGCAGAATGTTGCCATGACCGGGCCGGTAATAGCGAAGGCAGCACCAAGCCAAGGTATGTGGTGCACCTTGGCCATGCGTCCCTTCTTGGCTGGCTGCCCCCCCCATAGCTGGCAGGTAGGTTGCGCCGTCGACAACGAAGTAGACGCCGCTTTCGCGCACAAAGGTGTTAATGGCGGTCATGGTAATCCTCCATGTCGAATTCTTCTAGGTTCGTGCGAAGCAGGCAGGTGCCAAGGCTGGCAAAGAAAGTTCCGGCCGATGCGGCGCCTATGGTCGCTGTGATTGCGGCTGTGATAAAAGTCATGCAGCTTTCCCTTCTTGTTGTTGGTCCTTGCGCACATGCTTGAGAAAGTGGGTTTCGATTGGCGCGTAGCCCCGCCGCAGATAGATTCCAGAGACGTCATTGATTGACATTGACGCCATGACAATTGACGCGCTCCCAACCGACTCTGCCCACGCCTCATAGGCATCAAGCATTTTCAGGCTGCCCCGCCCCCTCGCCCGCTCTGATACGAACCAAATCGTTTCTACAGCAACGTTGCCAGCGCCGAAGGGATGGTCATTGGAAACGGCCAGCAGAATGCCTTGCGCGGGCCTTCCTATGACAATCGCGCATGCTCTGGGCGATTCCATATGCTGCCGAAAAAGCAAATCGGCGCGGGCCGCTTGGAAGGGAAATGTGTATCCCGCAGCGGCGTGGCTCTCCCGCAGCAGGGCAATCACGCGGTCACGGTCTGATTGATCTGCAAAACGGACTTCCATCATTCCTGAATCCATGACCACAAATCCTCAACTTCTTGATTACTAAGCGCGCCGTCATCTTGGCTGTTCGCATCAACATACCCCTCCACCGCTGCCGCAAATTGCCACAGCGATAACTCACCCACCGCTTCCGGACTTAAGCCCATCACCGCACCCAATCCATAGAAGGATGAGAACCTGATTTTGCCGTTGGGGAGGTCAGCCGGTGGGTTCTTGGAGGGCTTGCGCCGCTTTTCAGTGGTGGGCTCATCCAGAGCGCCAACGATGCCGGCTGATAGAATGACTTGAGCGGAAATCAGGTTTTCGAGTGGTGGCCGCCGTTCTACGTGCCGGCTTACTAAAGCGGATGCCAGTGGTGGGCTTACCCCACCACCTATCAAGCCAAACATGATGACATTGGAGATATCAGACACTCGCCAATTGCCGCCATCTAGCCGGTTGAAAAGCAGGTACGGACCAGAATCCGTAGCCTCTTGAAGCTCTACTAGCGAGCTTATGGGCAAGCGAAACAATCGCCGCTCACCTGCCCACTCAAAGGCAATCGTGCCGCGACGAGACATTACGCCGCCAGCGGCTGGATTTTTTCGCCCACCTTGTCTGGCCACTTCCAAACCGTAGAAACCTCGCCGGTGCCAGCATGTGTCACTGCGCAGTGATAAATGCTGCCGCCTATTGAGTGCCCTATTGATGGCTCTGGCCGCTCGCCGCAATGAAGGTCTGTCAGTGTTCTGCGGCAGCGCTGGAACTCTTCAATCACCTTTGCGGGTTCGAAAATGTCAGCCCCAGGAATGTTTTGCCAGTCGAGGCCAAACGCAACCCTCCCTTCGGTCCACTTATAGCATTCACCGCGAACCATCCCGTGCGTGTCACTGTGCGACTGGCGAGCGTATATTTCACCGCGGTTCCTGCTCTCTGACCAGCCAACCACCACGATTTCAGAACCCTCCTTGCCAAGAAGACGCAGGTAAGAATCATGCAGGTTCAGCAATGCGGGAAGGACCGCCACCACCTCGTCAAACTTGCGGAACTGACTGTTTTCGCAGATGCTCTCAAAGATGGGGAAGGCGATAGATGCTCCCCGGCTGGAATAGACTGCCGGCACATTAGGAATCTTCCTCACCTTGCATTCAAGTGCTGTCACTATCCCTGTATCTGGGTCATAGAAAGCGCCATCTGCTAGGAGATGGACGGCATCTGGCTGGATAACTGCTGCTATGGCACTCATATGTGCACCTCTGGAATGTTTGAGGATGTGATTGAACCAGTACAGCCGCCGTCGGCGTACAGGCTGCCCGTTGGAGCCGCAGGAAAGTAGTTCTTCCCTAGACCGCTACCGCCACCGAAGATGTTGAAAAGACCACTTAGGAAGCCACCGCCGCCACCGCTTCCAAGGCTCTGGATTTTGAACATGTTGTTGAAAACGTCATCCAACAGCGCGCTGCCAATGCGCTTAAGAGCGTTAGCGAAAACATCCGCCGCCTTCTCGCCCTCCAAGAACCCGTCAACGATTCCCCGCGTCACGTCCTTTGCTGTGGAAATGGCGTTCTCCGCTGCTTCGCGGATTTCGTTTTGCTTTTCGGCAAGCTGTTCAGACTGAACTGATGCCTGCGCATACGCTTCAGCTAGGCGGTCTATCTCGGCCGCAAGCTCTGGGGTGATGGTCTTGTCTGCTTCTTTCGCTGCGGTCAGAAGTTCATGCGAAGCGCGGGCCTTCTCAAGCGCAAAACCGTAGTCTTCTATCGTGGGGTTCAACAACTTCTGAGCTTCAGTTTCAGCGATGAGAGCGGCCGTCGATTCCGCTATTCGCTTTTTCATCTGCTCATAGTCGTCAAGGCGTTTGCTCTTGCCGCTCTTCTCCCCGTCACCGGAAGCGCCCCCACCCTTGCCACCCTCAGAGGTTCCAAATGTGGAATTGAGTGCTTCTTCAAGCTTCCCTGCGCCGACTTCGGTCAAAGCCATCTCGGCGCGAATTTTCTTGATTTCTGCGGTTATAGGGCTGTTGTCGATAACGGATTGGGTCTTCTGCAGACCAGTTATGTCATCCGGCTGCCGAACGAAATCACCAACACGCGGGTCCGAAAAACCACGTTCAACGCCGCTATTTCGGGTAAAGACCTTGCTTCCAATTTCGGACTTCAGTGCCGAACCCCGTTCCTCAAGGTTCGCTTGCTGGACAGCCAGCAAGGCACGCTGCCGCTTAAGCTCGAGCTCCAAGAGTGATTTCTTTGCCTCAAACTCTTTTTTGGTATCAGCCACAATGGAATTTGACGCCGCTGTCTGTGCACCAGCCGTTGCTGCTACGGCTTTCTTGTATGCCTCCTGAGCCTTAGCCGCATCCGAAATCATGCCTTCGACTGCGCCGCCCTCTCTGGCCTGCGCTGCGAGAGCCTGAGTTGCGGAATCAACGCTGTTGCCCCACTTGCCGAACGCGATGGCCGCGCCGGCAGCAATGCCCGCCATTAGACCAAGCGGTCCTAACGCTGCGGCAAAACCGCCGGCAGTTAGAGTTCCTGCCCGCATTGCCGCGACAAGCGCCACCACCGACGCCGTGGCCGCAGGGATGGAGGCCAGCATACCCCCGATCGCCCTTCCAACAAGTGCAGATCCCAAAACGGTTGCAAGTTGGATTGCAACGTCAGCGGTGTCATCGAAATTGTCAGCAAGAGCATTCAGGCCGGTGACCAAACGTTGAGTTGCGCCAAGGCTTTCGTCCGTGCCGCCAATGTATTTCGTAAAGGCGTTGTTGACCTTCGTGAGCGACTGGCTGAGGGTCTGCGTCGCAGCAGATGCTCGCGTCCTTAGCTCGCCTGTTCCGGCTAGGATAGACCTGAAGAACTCCTGCGCTGTGACCTTGCCGGCCTTAACATCGGCCGTAAGCTTGGAGACCGATCCGCCCCACTTGGCAGACCCGGCAGCAGCGGCTTGGAGTAGCGGGTACATCCCATCAATGAGGGAATTGTACTCTTGGCTCTGGATCTTGGTCCCTTGAAGAGCCTGAGATAGCTGCAACAGTGCGCCGCTGGCTTCCGTTGCAGACTGACCCGAAACCTTGAGGGCAAGGCCGACGGAGTCGGAGAACTGAATCAACTCCTCCTGGCTTGCGCCAAGGTTCTCGGCAGCCATAGAAGCTCGACCGTAGAGCTGGACGGTTGCCTCCAGCGGCGAAGCATTGGCCTGTGAAAGCTCATAGAGCTTCTGCAAGGTCTGCACCTGCTTGTCACCGGTCACACCAGCAACGGACAAGGCATTCTTTGCCTTTGTCCAAGCCTCGGCGTACCCGATGATTTCTCTCGTCCCAAGCGCGGCAGCAATACCCGACAGGGGGGCGATGAAACCACGTGCCGCACCCGCGCTGATCTGATTGAGGCGCGCTGACATTCTCTGCGCCGAAGCTTCAATTTTCTTAAAGTTTCGGTCAGCGTTGCGGGTAGCATTGGCGATTTTAGTTTCAAAATCGCGCACCCGAGCCTCCATCAAAACGGCTAACCGCTCGTAGTCAGTGCTCATTTTTTAGTACTCCGGATGGCTTTGGACATCGCCCGCTTAATCTTTTGGGCAGCCTTTTTTCTCGACATTCGATAGCCGGGAAAGAAGAATGGTTGAGCGGGGATTGCGGGGATTTCTGCACCTTCAAACTGCCCGCCAGCGATATGCGCACGCGTCCCGAACTCAACAAGGTGAGCGTAGCGGACCTTGCTATTACCCGCCGTGATCATCGCTGCGTTTTCTGGTACTACGGTAGCGCCCCCCGGTTGACTGTGGGGCGGAGTTTTTTTGCCGCCAGAAGTGACCTCAATGCTATCGATGAGGTCTCCGGTGTCTTTCGAGGATGCGGCTAGAACCTTCATTACGTTTGCCACATCCTGTGCGGCAGCCGTCACGGCCGGCTGGGTTGCCTCGCGAACCGCCTTAGGGATTCGCTCAAGCCTTCGCTTGATGCGGTCCCATCCCTGAAGAGTTTTAGCCATCCAACCCCGCCTCATCTTCCGGAGAACCTGCATCGACTTCTGGAACGCCCTTGCCATGGAAAAAGGCGTCAACAATCCTCACCACCAAGTCAAAGTTTTCCGCGGCCGGACGTTCTTCAACGTAGGTACGCACCAGCCTAAGCGCCTCTTTCGGTGCCGTACCGCCACCAATTAGACCAAGGCGCACTAGCTCGCGAGCATCATGGAGATTGGCAACGCCTGTGCGCATGACGTGCATCAGTGTGGCGTAAAGGGAGCGCTCGGTTGTCTTTTCCCACTCAGTAGCGAGAGGCCAGTTAAGGGCAAACTTGTAAGTGCCATCCGCGAAATCTTCCTCAATAATGGCAAAGGGCTGCGTGGTCATCAGATGTCCTTTCTGAAAAACAGGCATGCGAAAGCATCCGCAAAATGAAGTGCGGGTAAGCCTGTTGGGATTTTTGGGGTGCGCCTTTTAGGCTACGGTGTCGTGGTAGGCATCCAGAGCAAGTTCCTTGATGGCCTTGCTAACCTCGGGCGCAGTAATTGACGTGCCGCATGATTTTCGGCCGGGCAAAAATACGCTGAGGACGCCATCAGGGTTTTTAGAGATCGAGCATTTCCACATCTTGAATGGATGTATCTCAACGTCGAAGGTGGCTAACTTCTCGCGGCCAGAAGGGAAAACCTCATGGCATTTTCGCATTTTGACGATTTCTATCTCAATCTGCATTTCGGCTCCTGCTAACGGCGTCAAGTCTGTTGAAAATTGCCACAGCTTCGGGGCAATGCTCCCATGCGCTTTGATCCTGCGGATGCCAGCAGCACGGCGGGCAAAAGGGTGTTTCGAGCACGTTGGCATCAGCCAGAAGGTCATGCAATCGCCAGTGCTCTTTCCAAGCCGCGCCGCCGTTAGGCTCACTGGCGATGTATGCGCGGAAGGCATCAATCATTTCAGGGGTGACGTCGAAGTGGGCGCGGTTTACACGCTTGTCCTGCCTGCGTCTCACCGGCATCGGCGCAACCCTCTAATTCTTGGTTCCCCGAATTGCTGGATCGCCCAAGCGGGTTGTTCTATCCCGGCGCGCTGCTTGCGCCAGCGCTCCAAAAGGTCGGGCGCGTATGCCTCCCAAGCGACTTGGGCATCTTCATTGGAAGGGTGGCCATGTTCATCAACTTCAACGCCTGCATCTGGTAGGTCATCAAAGAAGTCAAAACCGCTCTCAAGATAGGTGGACCATTGCTCGAGGCTGGCTGAGGCGCGCCGCTTTGCGCTTCGTCTTCGAACCGGCATTAGCGGCGGTTCCCGTAGTCAGCGGTGCGCGGCGCACGCGGGGCTTCTGGCACGTCTACACCATCAAGGGCTAGCTCCCGTACCAGTCGGGCGAAACCAATTCGGGAATCCCGCTCAATTGCTATCTCTGGTCTGGCCTAGGTTGGTCGAACCTGTCAATGAAGGTCATACCCTGCGCGTCAATGACCTGCCTTGCCGCAACTGTGCGGTCCCAAGCCTCGGCGGCCAAAACCAGCAATTTAAAGTGATGCGGCTCTAAATCGAAGTCATCCAGAACGGATTTCACCCATTTTTGGGTCGATTTATCAAGGTGTTTCGGCGGTTTTAACGCCTTTAAATCCTTTGTTTGCAAGGCGTTTCTCCTGAATATTTATTTGAACCGGGGCAAGGCGCATACACGCTGTTCTCCCGCGCCGGTCCGTGGCTGAGGGGGCTTTAGACTTTTTGACCACCCCCGGGTGGGTCAGCCATCAGCAAGGCGGGTGTGGTCTCTGATCTGCGAAACCTCGCCATTCAACCAGAGCCTTGCGGCTTCAAGCCTTGCTTCTCGGTGGGTGTCAAAACCTCTGAAGTTGGCTCCGCTGTAGTCGTTCTCCACGACATACAGGTCGTCCCACTTGCCTATCACTGCCAGACGATCAAGGGGGGGGGTAATCGGCTCTTCCGCTAAGCTCAACTCTTCATCATCGCTCCAATCAAGGACAGCGGTCAGAAGTTCTTTGTTCATACTCATCTCCTTGCAGGGCTAAAGGTAGGCCGCCTCACCCCACGACGTTACCTCGCGCACGTTGACGGCCTTGGTCCTGCCGTCCATCCCGGTCACGCGGTCAAAGTCAAACCGCTGACCAATTTGTGGCGCTTCGGCGTCGGGCATCGCGGTAATGTGCACAAAGTCACCCGCATTGCCGCGATCGCCGTCATCCTGAATGAAGCCAAAGCCACGGTCATTGAACCACTTGATAATTCTTCCGGACGCCATTGCAGTCCTCCTGATGTTTGGGAAATGGGGGTGGCCAGCCGACGGGGCTCATCGGCTGGCCGGTGATAGTAGGGAAGGAACCGGACCCTACTATCTGGATGCTGCGCTTAGGCTTCGAACTCGCCGGTGACCAGAGACTCAGGACGATAGACCGCAAGGGCAAGACGCTCTTCAATGCGCGCAGTCGCCATGTTCTTCTCGAAGTCATCAGCGTTTTCGGTGCTGATTTCGAAAGTCACCTGCTGCCGGTCAAAGACCTGCGCAGCGGTTGCCAGCGCTCCAACTAGGAATTCACCCGCAGGCATCGCCGTGGTATCAACAATTGGCAGTCGCCAAATGCGGCCCTGCCCACCCTCAACCGGATCGACGATAATGTAGTTGCCACCCGCATCCTTTGTGAGCTCGAGCTCTGCAAGGTCGTCGGGATTCATGACAATACCCGTCGCAGTGTACTCAGCGCGGCGCACCTGCTGAATGGCCCGGCGAATAGTATCAACGCGGGTGTCCCCGGTCTTGCGCAGGCTCTCGTCAAAAGCAGTAGCCTGCGGAATGAGGCCCAGAATGTTCTGGCCGGTGCCGCTACCGAAAAGGAGCTGCTGCTCTTCCTTCAGCTTGAGGCCGGTTGTACCGCGCAAGTCCAGATAGGAGATGAGGCCATCCACATCATCCAGCATTTGCTTAGAAATCTTGAACAGGTGAGCGATGGTCCGCACCGGCGCAGTCTTCAAGTCAAATGTAATATCCGAATAGGGCTTGGCAGTTGTCTCCTCGACCGGGGCTGCATTGTTCGTGAAGCCCGTTTCCTGAACAAACTCTACGGAGCCGGCTTTAGTCTTGCCGGGTGCGATGAGGTCTCGGACGGTGAGAACGCGCTGGGCTGGGGTGACAATGCCGGGAATTCGGTCTGCTGGCACAAGGGATGTTGCCTGTGAGCGACCAGTGCCAACAGTGGTATTGCCGGAGGTGATGGCGGCGGCCTCAACATAAGCGCGGCCACGATTGGCGCCACCGTTGAGCTCTTTAAAAGCAGGCGTGTTGACCAGCGCAGTTGCAAGGCTTTCGCCGGCATCATAGCCGTAATCATCTTTTTCACGTGCTGCGCGACGTTCAAGGTCAGAAAGGCGGGTAGCGTGGTCATCGCGAAAAGCGTTGATGGCTGCGGAGATTTCGCCGATTTTTGCTGCGAGTTCAGTCAATTTCATTTCCTTCAAGGTAGTTGGCAACCCAGCTGGGATAAGACAGGCTGGTGCCGTTGATTTCGTTTTCGGTGTCGATGCGGATCTTCACGTTGCGCACCTGATTTCGCAGATGCGTTTTTTCTCGCTGCCGCTGAGCGATTACCGCCGGAGCCCTACGGGCCTCAGCCACAGCCTTGATGAGCGCTTGCGGTGTGTCTGGCTTCGGCCGCCAAGGGTCTGATGCCTGCTCTGTCAAAGTGATATTCAGGGCTGTGCCTTTGTAGGACGAGGGCCCGCCCGCAGATTCGACGGCTAGCTGCGCCGCCTCATCCAGCAGATGTTTGAGCGTCATGGTGATGTCCTGAGACTATGGGTTAGTTTGACAATCTCCGCTGCTGCATCGGCCTGCTCCGGCGTCTGGCCTTGCAATTCAGCGGCAATTGCGGCGATGGCTTCACCCGGAACAATTCGCGCTGGCGAAGCGCTGCGGGTGGATGGCGGCTCCCCGAAAAGAACGTGCCGGTTGTCAACTGTTACTGAAACTCCATCCGGGTTTTGGCGAACCAGAAGATGACGCACATGCTTTGGCCTGCCGAAAATCAGGTCTTCAAGAAACAGGTCGAATCGCTCCCCCGTTTCTTCGGCATAGAGAGCACCAAATCTTCGGGCCGCGTCTGGTGCGGACGTGACGCCAGACTCGCCAAGCAGAGCGACAAGTAGGGTGACAATTTCCGGCTCCGCCATGTCCACCGGATAGCCCTTGGCCGGGCCGGGGCTTGATATAAGCTGCGCTTCTTGAAGCTTGCCCAAGATTGCCTGCACGCGTCCCACCTTCAGAGAAAGGCGGCGCGCAAGCATATGTACGATTTCGTAGCGGCGCATGACGCCTCCTGATTTTTGAAATTGGGAATGATTGGTGTTTAAAAAAATCGGGCAGGCGAGCGCGCCTGCCTTTAGCGCGCTCAAGCCCGATCAACCGCAACCGGGGACGGGAGCGGGATTGCATTCGCTGGCCAGTACATCCGTGGCATCGAGCGAATTAAAAATGTGAATGGTTTCTCGTCTGACCTGCCAAGGCAGGAAATCGGTCGCTATCCAGATGGAGGCAGTCATTCACAAACTGGTGGGTGAGGCTGACCAGCTGGCCTCACCATTCTCTGCTTTTCAAGATTGCCAGGGCAACTTGTTGGGCCTCGTTGTGGTCCGAGTGAACAGAGAAAGAAACTTGAACTTGCGTATCCTTCTATTGAGATACGCTGGATCGCGGCGCGAAAAGGCACACGCCCTGAAAGAATTCTTATCCCCTCATATAGATACGCAACGGGAAACCGTTTGAGTGGATATGTCTGTGAGAAAAATTTCTCTCACTATTACCGCTCGGTGCGCCAATCAGCGCATGCGCTCTCACCCCTCGGGGATTTGAATGCGCGTGGGAGGTCTCTAACCCTTGGGGACTTGAAGCCGCGTGGCATACGGTCCTATAATTACCCTGTGGTGCGCAGCCTTGCCGTACACCTTCATCTGTACAGGTGGTGAGAATGCGTTTTATGGACCTTCACCAATAAGGGTGGATGGGCTGCAATTTTCTTCCCTCACTCACACACCCGGCGAGAACGCAAAAAGTGCCACCCCTACATATCACTCTCTGCGAAATCGCGTTTTCGGTCGTTTTAGGCAGAAAAAACTTGCACTGTGAACGTCATGTTGCTGGACCGTGTTGCGGTTTGGCAACCATGGTCTCTACAGTGTGCGTGCCGTCCCTTTTAACTTTTCGGTCGCAGATCTTGCGGCGCAAAGAGAGCAACGCCAAGAGCGCTTGTCTCCGGTAAACCGTTCTCCGCAATCGCAGCATTTGCACGTGTATCTGCCGGGCGCGAAACCAGCGGTGTTGTCATTGGCCGCGCCCCTTCCAAGGGCGGCCGCAATCGCCTCAGCCAGTATGTGCAATTCATGCACAAGCTCGCTCTTTTCCTCGTGGAAGCAAAACGGATCCCGGTGCGAAGGCGCGAGACGCGCCAGCCGGTTAGCAAGCGAGTGCAGGTCATTGGACAGGTTCATTCTGTTGCCTTCACTGCCGGCACCGTGCCTTCATTCCAAACGCGATGCTCGAGGCCGACACCAATAGCGTTGCCCTCATCAGGGTGGCGCTTCATCACTATGAATTCGAACCAATCGCCCATGCAAGCTACCCCAACAACCTCCACCGGGTTGTCGTCAATATCCATTGCCGAAAACGGCTTGATGGGGAAAATGCTCTTCGGCGTTTCGGAATTATCTTCCTCTAAGGCATCTTTCTTCAAAGTGTCTTCGCACGCGCTTTTCACCGCATCATAAACTTCATCATAATCCATCTTCATATCCTCGGCTCGACTGGGCGAAGCGTACAAAGCGTCACGTTACATTACCCCCACTCTAAAGAGTGTGGGTGTAACTGTGACGTTTGTGACGCGTTGTCGCCCTAACCCAGTTAGAAAGCGTCACATCATAAAATCAGCGTCACAGATTTTCTTGTGACGCATTGAAATCTGTGACGCTGAACAGCCCATCTTTTTCTGTGACGATTCCCTTGCTCACCAAATTTGGCCGCCCCCGCCAAAACTTGTTTCGGTGCGCGCCGGCGGTCACCCCGTCTTCCTTGGCCGCATCAAACGCCTCGCGCCATTCAGCCTCCGTCACTGGCCTGCCAAGCGAAATCAATGCATCAAGCACCGGCTGTTCGCTCCGTGTCGCTGAGGGACCCTTCGCCACCTTTGCCGCTTTGGTTGCCTTCGGCAGCTTTTGCTTAACCTGATCCAGTTCTAGCGGGACAACCACTGATGCCGTAATTTCTCGGCCGCTGCGCTCATCGACCTGAACAACCCGGCTTTTGATGCCGTAGGCAAATTTTGGCTTCTGGTCTTCGGCAACGTCATTGTCCTTCTGAACCGTAGCCAGCGAGCCGCCCTTGAGCTTCTGAACGCGCACGGTCTGGTCAAATGCGGCCAGCAAGTTGCCGTGCCCGCGCAGACGGCTGTCATCGCCAATTGGCGTGTGGTGAACTAGTAGAATGTGCGCGCCGGTCCATCTTAATGTTCGCTGTAGGTGACGGGCAACCTTAGCCGTTTCTTCGCCGCCGCTATCTGAGCCGCTTCCGAATGTTCGGGAAAGCGTGTCTATGATGATGAGATCAACGTTGAACCCGTCCTCATCGGCCGGATGCTCAACCTTGCAGGATTGTTCCTCTACATCAAAAACAATCTGCGTGAGCCGGTCAGATTCGTCCCCAACAAAATCCAGCTCACCATCATAGATAGCGAGCCTCATTGGCTTTTTCAGATCGTGCTCATCAGTGAAGGCCTCAACGCGGCGCTGAACTTGGTCGGCGCGCTCGAGTGCTATGTAGAGGACATCAGCGGGCAACCAAGTGGGCAGAAAGTCTCTGTAGGCCTCACAGTACATTCCGGCTCCCCTCCCCATCCAAGGAAGACCGCTGGCAACATGGCACGCAATATCTAGAGCGATGGTGCTCTTGGTCGCCCCCGGCTCACCGAAGAAGCATGAAACCTCCCCTTTGGCTAGAAAGCCATCAACCACATAGTCCTTGGGGGGGATCGGTCCGAAGGTCCGATGAAAGCGAAACCGAGCTTCCTCATTGTGGCTAAACGAAGGTTTGTTGGAGCTGTACCAGTCTATATCCTTCATCCGCTGCGCGCCCTGTTCTCAAGCTGGGCCAACCACGCATTGATGGAAGAACGCCGAGCGCAGACCTTGCCACCAATCTTGAATGTCGGAAAATCTTCACTCCGGGCCAGATAGTAAATTGTGTTTGGCGTCCTCCCCATGAAGGCCGCAATTTCAGGCACCCCATACAGGAGGTCGGCCCGGTCATTATCTTGTTCCATGTCCGTTTCCTTGTCGCGTCGATGTCGCTTACAAGCGCCACCAAATTTCACGAAACCACACTAAGTTATTGTTTTTCCTGCGACCTTTAGCGAAGCGACAAAGCGGATGAAAAAGGCTCCAAACGGAGCCTAAATCATTGTTTTTTAACTCGCTTTTACCAACCTAGCTTCTTCTCTGCGAAGAAGTTGCCGTCTAGCAGCAAGCACATAGCCGCCATCGACCAAAACTCTGGCGCCGTGTCGTCCATGTTCGGCATGTCGTGCAGAAGCTCGTATAGAGGAGCGTTCTTGTCGACAGTCACGCCGTCCTCGCCGTAAACGATGCAAGGTAGTGTGCCGGCCGCGTTTTGCACGAGATTAACGCACGCCCAAACCGCATCAAGCGATAGGGCACTCTCAATCGTGACTGTCTCCCCGGACGTGGTGCCAAGGCCAAAGAAGCCTCGCCAGAACTCGCCATCGGTGAGCTTGATAGGCCTTCCGACCCATCTCTCAAAAAAGCCCATCAGGCCTCACCACTAGG